GGGAATCTAACTTCATTAGCAACTGAGAACACTTCCAGATTGGTAGTTGCACAAACGAAAGGTGAAACAAACATTTGTCCTTTGTCTTCTATCGAAGCCATGTTGACAGGAGAAACGGCGGTCGAAATTAAATTGATCATCCTACCTATTTCTTTTCCATGAGAGACGGCTCCCAGATCGTCGTAAACCGCCCAGGGCTGACCCCAGTAATTGTCCATGTACTCATGATTCGGGTCATTAGGCATGTTATAGACCAATTTGCAAGTATTTTCTCGGTTCTCAATCATCCCAACCTTACTGAGAATGACATCGGGCAATATGCCTGTACTGAGAAATGATTTACCGCAACCTGCCTCTCCAGTGAGCAAAATACCCACAGGTTCTCCTCTAGTAACACAAGCTGCTTCTCCCTTTCGAAATTTTTCCCATTCTGCTAGTGCATCATCCGCGAATTTAGCCAAACCAGAAGGAATGGAACCAGTGGTACCACACCTCTTAACAATCATGGCCAAATTGCGGCAACGCAACAAGACTGAAGCTGGGTCATCGATAGCCATAGTGGCTTCATCAGGCAGTTTGTTGTTAAAAACACCTTTGGCTTTGAAATCATAAAAGATTTCTGCCAAGATTCGAGCTTCCTCTTTAACTCGGTCTAAATTGGCTGCTCTAGATTTATCCTCTCCTTCAAAAAAGTAAATGATAACAGCATTGACTGCCTTCTTGATGAGTGCATAGATATCTTTGGTGGTTTCTCCTGACAGCTTCTTAAAAACAAAGGCCGAAACTCCGGTCGAAAACATTTTGAAATAAGTGCTTGTGCCACCCAAAAGCAGGGTTGAAGCTATGGCTATGATACTCTCCAGCAATTCGTTGTCATCGGCTTGAGTAAATGGAATTCTTGCGATTAACTGTTGAACCATATCAACCACTTCTGTACAACAATCAGAGCTAAAGAGCATGAGGAAGTCTCCTAACAACGCTGCGAACGATTGATGGCCTCCGATGTACTGTGAAATTTTTGAGGACAGCCACACTAAGGCGAAAATTCCCTTCAAAATTTTGAGGACCCAAGCAACTGTACTTTGTAGGGTTTCCCTGGCT